AGCAGCTTGAAAAACTGAATCAGGCGTTGAGTGGACTGCATACAGACAAACTGGAAAGCCTTGGTAAAGCAATGGAATCTCTTAACAAAGCAGGTAATATCAAGATTCCTGCATCTGTACCGAAGAGAATCTCTGAAATCGGAAATGCAATGAAGAGTATCAGTCAGTCCGACATTGATCGTATGGAAAGCATGAGCAGAGCCTTACAGGGTATGCAGGGTCTACAGAATGTCCGTGTTCCGCAGGTGAACACAGGCGGTACAGGATCGGGAACACCGAACCCGGCAGACATTAACACTGAGCCTGCTTCGTCTGGAAGATCAACGTCCCATAGCGGTACACAGACTGAGGACGTGAGCAATACTGGCGGTGCTGATAATGGCATGAGTCATGCTGACAGTCAGCTACAGGAAGTGACACGATCCGCAGGTATGGCACGAACGGCACTGTCTGGTGTCAAGAAGGTCATCGGTGAGATTGGTGGTCTGACAGGTATCTCTTATGTGGGACAGCAGATTGGAAGCCTACCTCACAAGATTGGACAGGCACTTGGAAGTCTCAGGACGATGTATTCAGAGTTCAAGAAGTCTGGCGGTATTCTGGGTGCTTTCGGAAGAACCATCAAAGCGGTTGCAACAAACCTTGGTTCTAAACTGGCGGCAGGAATGAAGCAAGTTACTTCTTCCCTTGGGAACGCCTTTACCTCTAAGGTACACAATGCGACAAGTGCTTTGGGAAGTTTCCTTTCTTCCATTAAGCGTATTGCACTGTACAGAATGATCCGTTTTGCAATGTCTCAGCTTACGCAGTGCTTTAAGGACGGTATCAATAACCTGTACAACTACAGTGCTTTGATGGGAGGAACATTTGCGAATAGCATGAACTCCCTTGCTACGAACGCACAGTATTTGAAGAACAGCATGGGTGCTATGGCAGCACCTCTGATTAACGCTCTTGCACCTGCGATTGATTTTGTAATCGGTAAGGTTGTGACACTGTTCAACCTTCTGAATCAGTTGTTTGCAAGGCTTACAGGTTCTAAGACCTACACAGCAGCAAAGAAAGTTGCAGCTACCTACGGTGGTGCAGCGAAGGATGCCGCAGGCACAGCTTCTAAGGCAGCAAAGAAAGCCGCTGATGAAATCAAGAGATACACCCTTGGTTTCGATGAACTGAACATTCTTGGTGACAAGAATAAGGACAGTTCCGGTAGCGGGGGCGGTGCTTCTACACCGGACTACGGTTCGATGTTTGAGGAACTTCCGATTGACAACTCTATCAGCGAATTTGCCGACAAGCTGAAAGAAGCATTTGAAGCAGGTGACTGGAAAGAACTTGGTACGATCCTTGGAAATAAATTCAATGAGATCGTGGATAGCATTGACTGGGCGGGCTTCGGTAAGAAGGTTGGATATGGAATCAACGGTGCTGTGCAGACAGCGTACTGGTTCTTGAAAACGGCTGACTTTAAAAATCTGGGTAATCATGTAGCTGAGTTCCTTAACTCCGCATTAAGTGAGATAGATTTTACCTTTGTCGGACGATTGCTTGTCCGGGGATTCACAGCATGTCTGGATTTCCTGAGAGGGGCACTTGGCGGTCTGAACTGGAAACTGGTTGGTAAGAGTGTCGGAGATGCCTTTAGGGGTGCTTTCGATGAAATGCAGGAATGGATTGCCGGGATCGATTGGAGTGGTGCAGCACACGCACTGTGGCAGAACACTAAGGATTGTATTGCAGGTATTGACTTTGCTTCTCTGGCACAGTCTTTCTTCAAACTACTTGGTACTGCTATGGGTGCAGCGGTAAGTTTCATTGCTACCATCGTATCTGATATCTGGAAGGAGATCACCGGATATTTCCAGAAGTACCTCACGAATGATGACGGTACGAAGAAAACGGGTATCGACTGGGTAAAGGGTATCTGTAAAGGTATCGTTGAAGGTGTCAAGAGTATTGGCACTTGGATTTATGACAATGTATTCAAGCCGTTCATTGATGGCTTCAAGTCTGCGTTTGGTATTCACAGTCCTTCAACCGTTATGGCTGAACAGGGTAGATATATCGTAGAGGGCTTACTAAAGGGTATCAAGGATGGCATTGGAAATGTTCTTTCCTTTATCGGAGATTTCCTTACCGGAATCAAAGATAAGATTTCTGATGCTTGGGACAAGATCAAGTCTACGGCTTCTGAAAAATGGGGTCAGATCAAGTCCGTTCTCTCTGGTGCTTGGGAGAATATCAAAACCACTGCCGGGGATGTTGGGGGTAAAATTTCCTCTACAATCTCTGGAATCTGGGGCGGTATTAAGACTAAAGCTTCTGAAACTTGGTCGGGATTGAAAACTACCATTTCTCAGAAATGGAGTGAGATCAAGACAAACACAAGTCAGACTTGGGAGAACATCAAGACCACTCTGGGGAATACTTGGCAGAATGTCAAGACCACGGCAAGTACCACTTGGACGAACATCAAAACGTCTATCAGCACTGCATGGTCTAACGTGAAGTCCAATACTTCTACAGTTTGGAGCAACATCAAGTCCAACCTGAGTACCACTTGGACGAACGTGAAAACTACCGCAGGAACTACTTGGACAAATTTGAAATCCACGATTTCTACAGCTTGGGGCAACGTGAAAACGAACACCTCTACTGTATGGTCTGGTATCAAGTCGAGTCTAGGTACTACATGGTCTGGTGTGAAGAGTACGGCAAGTTCCACTTGGTCTACTCTGAAATCTACGATCTCTACGAAGTGGAGTGAGATTAAGAGTAATACAAGTTCCACATGGAGTACGCTGAACAGCAACCTGAGAAGTTCTTGGAGTACCTTGAAAAGCAATGCAAGCAGTAGCTTCCAGAATATTAAGACTACGATTTCCGATAAAATCACGGGTGCGAAAAATGCCGTCAAGGACGGTATTGACCGGATGAAGTCTTTCTTCAATTTCCATTGGAGTTTACCTTCTATCAAACTTCCGCACTTCGGTATTACAGGGCATTTCAGTCTGAACCCACCGTCTACACCTCACTTCTCCGTATCTTGGTATAAGACCGGAGGTATCTTGGAGGGGGCACAGTTGTTTGGCATGATGGGTAACACCATGCTAGGCGGCGGTGAAGCAGGACGTGAAGCAGTTCTTCCTTTGGAGAATCATACAGAGTGGATGGACACTCTGGCTTACAAGGTGAGAGCAGGGCTTACAGGTGGAAGTCAGGATTCTATTGCCGATGGAGTTCGTGAGGGTATGTATGACGCTACTGCCCGTCAGAATGAACTTTTGAAAGAGCAAAACGAACTGTTACGGCAGATCGCAAGTAAGGATTTTACCGCTGAGATCACTACAGACTCTTTCACAAAAGCTATGAACCGTAAGAATCAAAGGGATGGTAAAACCATCATCCCGGTAACAACGTAAAGGAGGGGTATTATGGCTGACTACAATCCAATACGATCCGTGGACGGTAAGGCTGTCAAATGCCCTTCCGGTTATAAATATTCACTGAATGATATTTCAGCCAGTGATGCAGGACGAACAGAAGATACGAACATGGATAAGAAACGAATCGGTCAGTGTGTGAAGTTGGAGATGGAATGGCAGAATGTTTCGATTGAAGATGCTGCCGCTATCATTCAGGCGTTTGATCCTGAGTATGTGAAGATTTGCTATCTGGATGCCAAACTTGGCAAGTACCGGACAAGCGAATTTTACACAGGTGATAAGCCTGCACAGCTTTACAACTCCCGCAAGGGAATATGGAGCAGTGTTTCATTCAATGCGATAGAAAGGTCAGGTAAGCACTAATGTATAAGGTATCACAGGAGGTCAAGAACCTCTTCAACAAAAACTACATACAGGTTGCTGACATTACCGTAAACGGTGTGAATGAGTCCTTTTCGGTTGCTGAGAATGAGATCGTTCAAGGAAGTTTGAGTATAGACCGCTACAGTGTGTCGAACTCAAAAATTGAGGTGGGTTCTGCGGTAGCTGCGGAACTCACACTCAAATTGAAAAATGATGACGGTAAGTACGATAATACTGTTTTTGAAGGTGCAGAGGTATTTGTGAAAATCGGTATCAAGAAATGGGATGCACACCGATGGGAAAATGCAGTGATCCACTGGATTCCATGTGGCTATTTCACGATTGATGAACCGCCACGGGCATTGTCCACTATCACAATTTCAGCACTGGACAGGATGATCCTGTTTGATAAGACAGTAGACACAAGCAAGCTGTCATTCCCTATGACGGTAGCTGATCTGCTGAATAAGATTTGCACCATTTCTGGTGTGACCTTGGCAACGGATATTGCCCGGTTGCCGAACAAAGATTATCAGATCACAGCGTACCCAGAAGGTCAGGACTTGACCTATCGAACATTACTACAGTGGTGTGCGGCATTAACCGGAACGTGTGCTTTCATGAACTATGACGGCAATCTGGAATTGAAATGGTATGAGCAGACTGACCTTACAATCAGTCCTTCCGAAAGATACAACAGTGATATGCAGGAGAACGATGTAGCCATTACAGGTGTCTACTTCAAGGATGCTGCAAATACAGAGTATATTGCCGGGACGGATGATTATTGCTTGGATTTATCCAGTAACGGTTTGCTACAGGACAATGTGCAGGTGGTACTTGATACCCTGTATGTTTCCTTGAAGGGATTTTCCTATAGACCATATACAGCAACTATCAAGTCCGCACCGTATATCTACCCTATGGACATGATTCATTACGAAGATGCAAAGGGTGAGGTACATGACACGATCATTACGAATGTGACGTTCGGAATGAATCTCAGTACCAGTATCGCAGGTAAGGGTGAGACAACTCAGAAGCAGAAGTATTCTCAGAGTGGAGGGCTTACCAAACAGCAGGCAACCATTCTGGAAAAGCTGAGAGAAAATCTGGACAAGGCTATGACTGCGAAGGAGCAGGCACAGCTTGAATTGAACAGACTTTTGAGCAACAGCTTGGGTCTGAACATCGTAACGATTCCGCAGGATGATGGAACACAGATTTATTACTTCTGTGATGGTGAGACTCTTGAAAGCAGTAACATCATCTACACTTTCAAGGCAAACGGCTTTGCTTGGGCTAAGGACTGGAACGATGGCAACCCGGTATGGAAATATGGTTTCAGTAAGGATGGTAACGCTATTTACAATATGTTGGCAGCTTACAAGATCACTACTGAATATCTGGAAGCGGGTTGCGTGACGGCTGAGAAGTTATCTGCTGAATATAAGCAGAGCGTAACTAATCAGATGACAGAAACCATTGACGGTAAGCTGACTGACTACAGCACTACCGAAGAGACAAAGACGCTGATTGAGAGTAATGGTAACACGATCCGAACGGAGGTTGCGGAAACTACTACTACTATCACAGATACGATGGCTGACAATCTGGCACAGGCAAAGGACTATACCGATCAGGTACATCAAGAGATTACGACTGAATACGGTACGAAACTGGATCAGACTTCTAAGAATTTTAACCTATCTATAAACAGTCTTTCTGACCGGGTGACTGAGCAGGGTAGTGAAGTCAACAGCTATCGGGAAGAGTTGGAAACCTATTTTGATTTCGGAGATGACGGCTTACAGATTGGTAAGAAGATCAACGGTGAGAATCAGCAGTATTCGATCAACATTGATAATGAGAAGATGGGTTTCTTGCAGGATGGTTCTGAGGTTGCATTTATTCAGTACAACAAACTGCATATCAACGCTGTAGAAGCTATGGATAGGTTATCTGTGGGTGCTGCGGCAGACGGAGGTTACTTCGATTTTATTTCTACTGAGTACGGAATGGGTGTGAAGTGGAGAGCCGTGGAAAAGACAGATAATGCCAGTATCGTAAGTGTAATGAAGATTCCACGAAGGGCAAGCAGATATGTTCCCGTGGTTGATGACAACAATATATTTCAGATGGAGGTGAGTGAAGAATGAGTGCAACCAGTAAAACGTTTTGGAATGGGACAGGATGCTATTTAGTAGCGAAAGGTTCTGTGAGTGGAGATACTACAAAGATATATTTCATTTGGGAAGCAGGTCAGGGTTCGGAATCAGGTTCTTTTGTGTGGTCAAGTTGGGTAAACGGTAGAGCGTGTCCTTTTAAAGTAAAAATAGACGGTTCTGAAATAAGCCTGTCTTGGACAAAGAATAAAACAGATAATGCTATAACCGAGGTTAAAGTGACTAAAGCAACTTCCTCAACATTTACAGTTAGCAAACCATTCTTCAAACTTTCATTTTATAACGGAAATTTATGGAAAGAAGGTGATTTTTCGATGTATGACATTGAAAATGCACCGACAAGTGTAAGTGCTGATGCTATTACGATTGATGGTAGTGCTTCTTCTATAGCAGAGTTCAGTAACTACCTTGGTACAAAATCCGTGGATGGATCACTGAAAGTTACATGGAGTCTTGGCAGTCACAGCTACAGCAAAACTGTAAAGAATGTCTATAACGCAAGTTATGTGATCCCGGCTTCGTGGTTGGATGCAATCAGTGATGCTTCTCAGGTATACGCAGGAGGTAAGGTTACAGTTGCTATCAGCTATGGAAGTAAGGTGTATAAAACGATATCTACAACATTCACCTGTATTGTTTCGGACACGTTCTTGCCGACAATCAGCAGTGTTACCTTGGCTGATAAAACAAACACCCCTGTTCCTGCAAAGTGGAATAAAGTGTTTGTTCAGAATCAGAGTGGTATCAGGGTATCAGCAATTACTTGTGCTGCCAGTCAGGGTGCTACGGTCAAACGTATCAAGCTGAGATTGGACACGCAGTATGTGGAACAGACTTACAGTGCATCAAGCCTACCGCAGATCAACAAGATTACAAACAGTGGTTCTCTGGAATGTGAGGTCATAATCACTGATAGCCGTGGACGAACTTGCAGTAAGACTTGTACAGTAAACGTCCTTCCGTATGATATTCCGAAGTTTACTCTGATTGAGAGTGACAGATGTGATAAATCTGGTGAGATGGATAATGACGGGACTTACTTCCTCAGTCAGAGTGCCGTGGAGTATTCCTCCTGTACCGGACTGAACAGCATTACGATCACAGCAGAGTACAAGAAAACCGATACCTCAGAATGGGTAGATAAAAAGACCATCAAGCCCGGAAACAATGTTCTGGGTGGGGCATTGGACACGGAGTTTTCTTATGATGTGAGGTACGTCCTGAAAGATGCTTTCAGTACGGTTACTTACATAGATTATGTTTCTACAGCAATTTATCTGATGCACTTCCTACATGGAGGACGAGGTGTAGCGTTCGGACAGAAAGCAACGATGGATAACACTCTGGACTGTGCTTTCAAAGCACTGTTCCGTGAGGATGTAACGATTGTGAAGAAGGACGGTACGCAGGTTTCCATGAGGGAGGTATTGGAGAAGTTGGGATTTTAAGGAGGTGAAGGATAATGGCAACGATCATTAAAGAGATTGAGGTAGATGTGTCTCAACTTAACCGTTTTGCTGCGATTGTGGCAAAGCAGTACGATAAGCAGTCCCGTTTCTTGAAGGTAACTCTTCTGGACAGTGGTGAGCGTATCACGATTGAATCTGCATCTACCGCAGTCATCAACGCAAGACGTGAGGATGAAGCTGCGAAAACCTTTGAGGGTACAGTCAATGCAGATGGTACGGTAACTGTTCCGCTGACTTACTGGATGTTGCAGCTTGACGGTACTGTGAAGTGTGATATTTCCATCATCACGGCAAACAAGACGGTACTGAGTACCACGCTCTTTGAACTGGAAGTTCAGGAAGCGGCAGCACCGGATGACTCTGAGATTGAGAAGGATGACGATTATGGTATTTTGATTCAGCTTATTGCAGATATGCAGGCTATCAAGGATGCAGAAGCGAAACGTGTCACTGCTGAAAACGGTAGAGTTACGGCAGAGAAGAATCGTGTTTCTGCGGAAACATCCAGAGTCAATGCAGAGACAGCCCGTGTCAATGCGGAAACCGCAAGGGTGAACGCTGAGAAAGCAAGGGTATCTGCTGAAAATTCCAGAGTGGATGTTGAGAGCAAAAGAGTTACCGCAGAGAAGGGCAGAGCCGATGCAGAGTCTAAGAGGGTAACTGCTGAGAACGCAAGAGTTCAGGCAGAGACAAAGCGTCAGGAGGACACTTCAAAGGCAATCACAGATTGCAACACGGCTACTGAATCCGCACTGAAAGCGGCAGCTACTATGATGATCGTCAACAATGATACAGGGAAAACTTATCAGGGTGCAATCAAAGTGATTGAAGGTAAGCCCGTATTTGAGTATGACGAAGTTGTTACAGGATAAAGGAGGATAAGACAATGAGCAATCAGTTTGGTTTTCTCTCTGACGATACGTTCGCAGAGAAGATGGACACTATGAACCAGTTCCTTGCTGCGATTGCAACCGGACAGGGTGGTAGCCTGAAACCTACATCTTGGAGTGATGTACAGGCACTTGTCCGTAAGGGACTGGCAAGCAAGGTATTTGCTGTAGGAGATCAGTTGACCTGCCAGAGAGGTAGCACAACTCTGGTGTGGGACATCATCGGTTTTGACATTGATACCCCGGCAGACAAGCAGTTCACTCACAGCATGACCTTACAGCTTCATGACTGTTTACCGGGTACTCAGTATGATGCACCGGAAGCACTGTTTTATTGTGAGACTGCACTTGCGGCAGGAACTTATAATTTTACACTGCTTGCGGGATATGACACTATTTATGGCGGTGGTAAGACTTACCAGTTCACTCTTACAAAGGAAGTACCCGCAGGCGGTCAGATTACTTTCCCTTGGAACTGGAATACTCAGGCTTCCACTACAAAGGTTTCTACTTACAAGAGTAGAACTGACACCGCTGCTATTGAGACTGTAGCCGTTACCGAAGGTACGGGTGGTACAAGCCTTGGTACTGCGGATGGTAAGACCACAAATATGAATCACACTCACAGAATCAGATACGGTTCTAATAACTGGGTTGAGTCTGCAATGAGACAGTACCTTAACAGTGATAAAGCTGCCGGGTCTGTATGGACACCTCAGACTAAGTTTGACAGACCGCCGTCTTGGAACGCAGGTACAGCAGGTTTCATGAATGGTTTGGATTCAGACTTTCTGGCAGTTATCGGAAAGACCACAAAGGTAACTTGCCGTAATACTGTTACCGATGGTGGCGGTTCTGATACTACGAAAGATAAGTTCTTCCTGCTTTCCAGACGTGAAGTATTTGCAGGTGATGAAGTTGGTAATGTGAAGGAGGGTGAACCTTATCCGTTCTATGCTAACTATTCTGATTATGCAAGTGCGAACGCAGGAGCAGATAAGAACCGTATCAAATACCGTGGAGGTAGCCCGCAGTGGTGGTGGCTTCGTACCCCGAACGCCGGGAACGGTGGCTACGTTCGCTTCGTGAATACGGACGGTATTCTGGGCAACTACTATGCGGGCAGCAGCGGTGGGCTTGCCCCGGCTTGTAACGTAATCTAAGATCAGAAATCCACCCCGTTAGGGGTGGGAAAGGAGTGAGGAAAATGTCAGTACCGAAGTCGAAGAGAGGTACACCCAAACTGGAAGTAATTACAAAGGCAAATGAGTTGGCTACACATACCATCCATATTTGCAGCAATGAGAATTGCTTCCCGAAGAGATACCGTTGGTGCATCACGGCAAAGATCGTAGATGCTGCGGTAGAAATCAGCAGGCTTGTCAACATGGCAAACTCCGTGTATGTGAACTCGGAGTCTGAACACTGGAAAGCCGACTGGGAATTACGGAGAGGATATCAAGTTCAGGCTTTGGCACAGACATATTCCTTGCTGACCATGATGGATATTGCTTACCGTACTTTCGGAATCGAAGGTTCTAAGATGGATCACTGGACAGGACTTGTAGTCAATGTCCAGAACCTTCTTCGGAACTGGAAGAGGTCTGATGAAAATAGATACAAGTAGATGATATAAGGTTGACGATTGTAAGATATGTGTTTACCCCGAACGCCGGGAACGGTAACAACGTTCGCAACGTGAATACGGACGGTAATCTGAACAACAACAATGCGAACAACAGCAATGGGGTTGCCCCGGATTGTG